TCCTATGCGTTCTTGATTTCCGCAGCCATGGCGGCCAGGGTATTTTTATAGTTGGCATCGATTTTCGAGGTATCCGCACCGAGCATGGTAGCTTTGACGCGGGTCGTGACCATGGCATCGAGCTGTGCAGTATACTTTGCTTTGATAGCGCTGATTGTTGCCGCTTTCTTTTCGGCTTCGGTCGGTTCGGGCGGGATATAGTCGGTCGGTTTTCCGTCAGATCCGCGGACCTTGCCGCCAAGATATGCGTTAAAATCGTCGGCCGTAATGATTTCGATAACGGCTGCGTCAGATGCTGTTTCTTTTGCGTTGTCTTTGAGCGCCTGCACTTTATCCGCGTTCTTATCCTTCGTCGGGTCAAAATCGCAGATAGCCGAGTAAATTCGCTTGCCATCGGCATCAAAGGCTGCGCAGTAATAATCAACGTTGCTTGTTGTCATGTTACTATCTCCTTATCTTATAAAATGAGGTGGTAATTATGCGTAATCCCAATGGATACGGTTGTATCAAGCATTTATCCGGATGCCGGCGGCGGCCGTTTGTCTTTGTAGTGACGGATGAGGGGCGACAACGACCGGTCGAATATTTTACAAATCTGGTTGACGCTCAAATTTTTCAGGCGGACTATCATCGTGCTCATCATCATCGCTCCCTTCCAGGTCACAAAATAACATTCGCCGAGCTCTATCACCGCTGGCTTCCACGGCATACGGAGGATACCCAGCCATCACAATCGACACTGGACAGTTACCGCAATGCATATCAGCATCTATCTACGCTCCACGGAATGCCTGTCGAGGACCTGCGCTATGCCGATTATCAACGAGTCATTGACGACATGCGCCGTCACGGACTGTCTTACAGCAGCGTCAAAAAGGTCCGGTCGCTGATATCGCTGTTGCTCAAATATGCAAACAAAATCGAGCTGTCAACAACAAACTATGCGCCGCTGCTCTCTATCGGCCGAAATCGGCCGGTCCGGCCACATCATACGTTCAGCCGGCAGAAAATCAACCGGCTATGGGCGGCCGTGGACCGCCCCGGTGTCGATACGGCCCTTATCCTGCTCTATACCGGGATGCGCTGCGGTGAGATGCTGCAGCTGAAAAAAGCTGACGTCCATCTGCGTCAACGCTATATCCGCATCACAAAGAGCAAGACCGCCGCCGGCATCCGTATCATCCAGATACATCACCGCATCGCTCCGCTCATCGAATCCCGCATGAAAAGCCCAGGTGATGCCCTCATCTGCGATGATATGGGCCAGCCATACAACTATGGGCGGTACTGCGCGGTATGGCGTACTGTCATGTACCACATCCGTGCAGATGGCCATATTACGCATGACTGCCGGCATACGGTGGCGACGCTGCTTGATAATTCCGGAGCCAACGAGACTGCAAAACGCCGCATCCTCGGCCATGCCGGAGGTGACATCACAGATCGCGTCTACACGCACAAAGGCCTGCGTCAGCTCCGTAAATGCATTGAATTACTTAAATAATTTGTTACTAATGCGATACTATACGAGCCGCCAGCGCTTGCATAAAATACGTCTGCTATGCGGCTCTATCGCTGTTACTATTGCTACTCATAAAAATAGCAAAATCAACGTCTATCTGAGTTTTTCTTGATGCGGATAGGCGCTCATTTTGCTACTTTTGCAATTCTCAGTTATACAAAAATTATTGATAATTGTTAGTATTCGAGCTATTTGTTTAACCTGATTCTGCAAGAAGTCTCCCGCCTCTATAGGCGGGAGTACGTTCACAAGTTACGATTCAAAAAGCTGTGTATTGTATTCAAACGGGATAGGGAAGGCAATCATAGTAGCTATTGGGAGTTAGAGGCCAATGGCCATCCAATATGATTTGCCATTATTCGTTCCCCACGTAAAACTACTTTTACTTATTCCCATAATGCGGGATTCATTTCGGTAAGTATCTCCTTCAGCATTTGCGTTCTGTGTTATGCATACTATAAAGCAAGTGGATGAAAAGGAAATTGGAAAATTGGTAGTATTTTTTATATTACTGTCATTCCCACTCGCACTTCCCCACTGTATAATTAGGCCACCGAACCACGAGCCAAAGCACACATATCCGTTTTGGTCTAACGAGTATTTAACACCCGTCGCGTCAAATACTTTTTTAATCAGCAGTGCGAGCAGGCTGTCCGACGACAATACGTTGACGAGGCTGCTCAGTCCCGTGTTGGCTAGTGTGTTGACGATGCCCTTGTTCCAATCTGTGACCTGGGCGACTTCTGTTTCGGGATGAATCGTGTCATATGCGCTGTTTGTTTTATTCCAGTGATGCAAAATGCCTTTTAAAATGCTCATGTTGTTATCCTCCTTGTTATTCGCTGACTTCCAGCCAAATCGCATGCTCTGCGGTCGGTTGTGTACCGCCGACGTATAGGTCTTCTGTCGGCACTTCTATCCAGGTACTTGATCCCGCTGAGGCTTCGACGCTGAGTGTAATGCCGTTGTTGATGGCGTCGTATACACCGCCACTGGTGACCGGATTTGTACTGCCGGACGTGGGCTTGCTGTCAAACGTCAATTTATCCTGCTTTGCAGCTATCAGTGTCTTGATTTTACCAACTGCGTATTTCAGCCCGGTTGCGTCTAAAAATTTAGTAGCCATGACAGCCACCCCCTATGCAAAGCAGGTGTCGATTTCGGTCTGGCTCAGCGCCTGATACGTGACTGTGCTGTCCGAATTTGCCGGCGTGTATCCGAGGGCTGCTGTGACATTAGCAGACGTCAGCGAGATGACGCCGGATGAAACACTGAGATTGCTCCCAATTTTCACACCCCCTAAAACGCTGGAAGTAGCTGTCGGCAATGTGTAGTTACTGAGTCCGGCCAGTTTATTCTTTTCGGCCGTTGTATAGTCATTGGTACTGAGCCCTTTGCCGCTTACGACTTTGACGTATGTCGTCGTAATGGTGTTGCCGTCGCCATCCCGGACGGCCTTGTCGGCGGTGCTGACGGCGTCGTTGATGAGCACGTAGGCCGTGCCGGTCCATCTATATACGTCGTTGTCGGTGCTGCCAATATCGACGTACATGGTGTTGGTCGAGCCTGTGATTTCCGTCGTATGCGTGGATTCTTTATAAAATTTGCCGCCGCTGTAATAACCTTCCAATACCTCGCCGATGTCCCCCGGGATGTACTGAGCCGGAATCTTTTTGTCAGATCCGAGCGGGGCAACGCCGTTTGCCGCGCCGATGAGCGACGATGCAATGCGCGCTGTGCTGTCGACCGCATTGATGGTGATGTTCGCCGAGCCGTCAAAGCTAACCCCGTTGATAGTCCTTGCAGTGGCCAGTTTGGTGGCTGTATCGGCGGCGCCGGCTGTCGATGCTTTAGCACTGATGCCGAGATATGTCTTTGCCGCATCCGTTTTGCTGAGATAGAGGCTGGTCGCGTCGGTTTTGCTCAGCTTCGTATCATCGGTAATCGTGATGCCGGTCTTATTGAGTGCGACGCCATTAATGGTAATGCCCTGGGGCACATACTTCCCGTCGTTCGCCGCATCCTGCTTCGTTTTAAAATATTTCAGGCCATCGAGGTCCAGAAATTTTGTTGCCATAGTTTCCTCCCGTTAAAAAATCGCATCAATATCCATGTTCAGTATGGTGTCGGCCATAGCGTCTTTCCCTGCCGGCCCCTGTGGTCCCATCGGGCCTTGTGGTCCAGTATCGCCTTTTGGCCCTTTGATGTCTACCGGGGCGGGATTGTCCCGGCCGCCGTCATTGGTCCAGGATAATATGCCGTCATCCGTGATATGCGGCGTATAGACGGCCCCTTTGGTCCCGGCTACGTCCATGCCTACCGTCAGGGTATTCCCAGCGCTCAGACGGGCAGACAGCGCAGGGGACCGTGCCGTCAATACAGCCCTAATTTTATCCATGCGGCACCTCCTACGTCGTTGTGACGTCCGGCAGCAAATGTAACTTGCCCGGGCCGATGGTCTGATGCGTCCCGTCTGATAAAGTCAACTGCACATCCCATACATAATCGCCATAAGCAAGGCCCTGTGTCTTTTCGTGCGTCAGATCTACGACGGAACCATCCATCAGGCATTGCAAGACGTAATCGGTATCGTCATAGGTACGCTTTACGGAGAAGATGCCGGTATATCCCGTAATGGGTGTGCCGTCTGCCTGTACCGGCTGGATGGTAAAAGAATCATCGTCACCGCGTACATAGTAGATGTCCATGCCTCGTATTTTCAGCATCTCATCACCCCTACTCGACGATTTCGACCCACATGCCACGCTCAGACATAGACGCCGGTTTATTGGCTGTTGATGTTACCATTAAAATGTTT